AAGGCCAACCGTAAGAATCGCACCCGTCGCGCTTAGTTACCAAACAGTAGCGCAGAGCGGCCCTTTTCGAACTCCAGTGCAGCCCATGTCTCAATATAGACATCAAGAAAAGTGTTGGGTGAGCCTGGTAGCGCCGTCAAAGTAATTAAGAGTGTAGGTCTATCGGCCGTCGTAAAATTAATGGAACCCTCCAATTGCCGTGCAAAGGGAGCAACCCGTCCTACGATGTCACCGAGAGCCCAGTTCATAAAAGAGAGATTATACCCCGAGTCTCTCTCCTCTTTTGCGTGCTGAACAAGTTCATGCCATACAAGAGAATCCCATGATGTCTCTCTGTCACGACCCGCAATAATGAGCGACATTGCGCTATACGCCTGTCCTCCACTCACATCCATTGTATACTGCCAACGTTGATTCGCTTGTAGCGCAGGCTGTGTGCGAAATGTCATAACCATACGAGCAGCAGGATGGTCTGCATCAAGGCGTCGTGTAACATAAGCCGTTCCACTCCGTGTCAGCGGAGCATAATCAATCTGACCCTGTGTAAAATTATTCTCATACTGGCGTTCGAACGGTACTGTTAATACAGTGGCTCGTAGGGTATCCTGCATTTCCCTATCAGTGTAGATATGACGAGTCTCCAATTGGATTGTCGGTGCGGGGATATTCAGGCGACTGAGTGTTGTAAATTCTACTGGACTTGCTCCAGAGGCTGGCACAATCTGGAAAGTTTGGCCATTCCAAGGTGCTGGCTTCGGTCGGCCATCTGAGGCCTCTACGAGATCCTCTAGTTTCCGTAAGACACACCGCACACGAAAGGACTGCTCGGTTGCACAGATACGAGGAAATCCAGCATCATCGGCATCTTGACATCCTACAAGAGGCAACGCAAGACGCAAGCGGCCAGGCGTCGCATTGTGTTGTATGGCTAAGGCCGACCCGCTGTGAACACCAGTCAGCGCATTCTCCAGAAAAGCGGAGCCTAGCGAACCGCGGCTACGCGAGGTCGCAAAGAGTTCATCGCCACTCCATTCCTGTACGAGAAGTCTGTCTTGAAAAAACTGAATCTTCTCGAAGAGAAAATAAGCGATACCACGTGTATAGCCATAGGTCACACCTGATAAGTCTGTAATGACTGAACTTCTATTTAAAATAGCTTGTGGTGAAGGGAGCCATGTAGGCAGGTCAATCACAAGTGTTGGTTCAATGACTACATCGCCAGCCACTTCAAATTGAAACTCAATCGAGCGACCAAACTCGGTGGCCTGAAGAGGCGGAATACGACGAAGTTCATGAATCACCTGTGCCTGCGATTCATAGCGATTATCGTAGGGAAAGAGTGCTGTGGCATCATCTGAAATAAAATAGGCGTCCTTATTGCCACGTGAGATAAGCTCATATAAGGGACCTTCACTGGTTGCATTACCCGCATTCATCAGCGACTCTTGTCTATGATGAATGAGTTTTTCTATTGCGCATTCACGCGTTACGCCTTGGCGTCACCCTCGGCCTCTTCAACGGGTGCTAGCAGTTTCAATGTAGCTGCTCGCTCAACACGCTTGGGTAGGTCAATTACCGCTTTTCGCCCATATCGAGCAAACCAGAATTCATGATTCGCTTCTTCGCCATCTTTAATCCATGTATCTAAGAATATCTTGGCCTGTTTATAGCCGGGATCCGACACTACAATACCCAGTTCCTGAAGTTTCTTTAACAAGGTCACCGCTTCTTTTACACGCTCAGCCTTTGTCTTATAGACAACCATACTAGCCCTACTGAGTATTCGTTGTATAGACATTTACCGTACTTACATAATACCGACCTTGCGCAATCAGGTCGCGTTGCTCATAACTCGTATAGTTATAGACTGCCGTTGTGAGTGTACTGATAGGAGTTGTATTTCCATAACCCTTCTGTACAGCCAGAGTCTCGGCTTGATAATTGACCCATTGGACACCCGATTGTAGATTTTTGATATACTGATTGAAATCCATTGCGCTCTATCTAAAAGCCTGAAATTCAATTCTATAGAAAGAACGAAATGTGCGGCATCTTTGCCTGTTTCGGTAGTTCACAATGTCCGGACATTGAGGCATGCGTTGCGAAACTTAAGGCGCGTGGTCCTGAAGCGACAGCCATCCTAAAAAAATCTTGTGGAACCCTTGGATTTACTCGTCTTGCCATTAATGGCTTGAATCCCGCTGGAATGCAGCCGTTTACCCGAAATGGCATTACATGGATTTGTAACGGTGAAATCTATAATGCAAAGGCGCTGGCTGAAGAATACAAGATTCCTATGCCCTCAGGCTCAGACTGTGAAGTGCTCGGCCCTCTTTACGAAGCACACCGCGACTCACCTGAGACATTTTTTCGTTCCCTCGATGGAGTCTTTGCCATAATTCTCTACGATGAGCAGCGCGACCTCCTACTTTGGGGTCGTGACCCCTATGGCGTACGTCCACTCTTTGCAGCCTGGCCATCTACAAAGGATGTAAATCTCTCAGGAGTAAAGGACTTCTGTGCGCTTACACTGAAACTGAATATGTATGGTCACCCTACGAATAGCCTTGTACTTGCAAGCGAGCGCAAAGCCATTCCTTCATCCCACTCCAATATAATGCAATTCTCTCCAGGTCACTGGGCCTCTGTGCATGCATCAGATGCCTCTAACTTCTACATGACCGCCTATCATATTAGTCCTTGGCTAAAGAATCCTTCGTACAGTCCAGCTAATTCAAAGGGTCCTCTTGCTGCTGCGAATGCGGTGCGTTTCGCATTAGAAGAAGCTGTAAAGAAACGTCTACTTACAGAGCGGCCGTGTGCGGCTTTACTAAGTGGCGGAATTGATAGTAGTCTGATTGCTGCCTTAGTACAGAAAAATCTGAAAGGCCTGGGGCTTCCACCTTTAAAGACCTTCAGTATTGGAATGCCTGGTAGTACAGATCTCAAATATGCGAGGATAGTTGCGGACCATATTGGCTCAGAGCATACTGAAGTTATTCTTACTGCTGATGATTTCTTCGCAGCCATTCCTCAAGTTATCCGCGATATAGAGTCCTATGATATTACATCAGTACGGGCCAGTGTAGGGAATTGGCTGGTCTCCAGAGCAATCCGAGAGCAGACAAACTGTAAAGTCGTTTTCAATGGTGATGGAAGCGATGAAGTCTTTGGCTCTTATCTCTATTTCTACAAGGCACCGAATGAGCAGGCGTTTGAGGCGGAAGTCGACAGACTTCTTAAAGAGATACACTACTACGATGTTTTGCGTAGTGACCGTACTATTAGTCTACATGGGCTTGAGCCGAGAACACCTTTTCTAGACAAGCAATTCGTCGCAGTGGCGAGGTCCGTTGCAACGGTTTGGCGACGACCTGTAAAGGGGTCACAGGTTGAGAAGTGGATTCTACGAAAGGCCTTTGAAGGAACAGACCTTCTACCTAACGAGGTTCTCTGGCGTCAAAAGGAGGCATTTAGCGATGGAGTCAGTAGCCAAGAAAAAAGTTGGTTTGAGGAGATTCAAGAGCGTGTTGAACCGTGTCTGCCTGAAAACTGGAAGGAAAAGGCGCTTAACATTAAGTATTTAACGCCGACCACTGCCGAGGCGTATTTTTACAGAACTCTCTACGAGTCTTTTTACGGAACGGAGTCAATTGAGACAGTGATTCCCGCCTTCTGGATGCCGCGTTGGTCTCCTGGTATCACGGACCCATCTGCGAGAAAACTTGCACATTACGGCACTGCAAGCTCCTCTTGAACCTGTGAATTACCACGAGACTTTGGAAAATGTCCGTATTCTTGCTCATAGGTGAGTTCACCTGTAGGTACTATCATATTTACACAAAAGGTTAGCCCTAGCATGATAAATCCTAGAATAATCACATTTGGTATAAACAGTGCTCCGCCAATCAGAAGAAGACTTACACTAAAGGAATAATAGTAAACTAGCATTCTTACTGTCTTGCTCATTGGATCTCTGGCTGAGAACGTAGACATTATACTTGAATATAAATAGCCTAAAGCGAATATTCAAATTTGACTGGCGTTTCCCGTATACTCTATGAGCATAAACTCATGCAGTGTAAAGGTCGCTATACAAAGGAAAAGAATGGTCTTAAATTTCCAACAAAGGGATTCTACTTTACTGAGAAACGATGTGGAGAAATTGTTGTAGAGGATGAACTCTGCAATGAATGTCTTGAAAAGAGAAAAAAGACTGTTGTCAAAAATGGATTAAACTATACACCAAAGTATCAACAATATAGTTTTCAAGGTAAAGTGGATGAAGACTACTATGAGAATAGTTGGATCTATGGATCACTGCGCTATCTAAAATGGGCTGAGATAGATGGAAATACTCTTGGACCAAAGGAACTTGCTGTGGCAGAAGCAGCACAAAGAATTGCACGAGGAACCTTAGAGATGAAGACAAAGGCTCCAAAGACAGAGGCTAAAAAGCTAGCACATCCTAAGAAAAATGGGACCGTGGTTTCTACCCCTTCAGGGCCCACCGAACCCGTTGCCACCGCTGCGCCCCCAATCATTGCTACTCCTACTCCCACTCCTCCTGTGGTTGAGCAAAAACCAAAGCCAGTGCCCAAGCCAAAGAAGGTTGTAAAGAAGACTGCGCCCGTGGCTGTGGTCCAAGTTGCCAAGGCAGTCGAAGTGGCCGAGGAGCCTCTTGAGGCCATTGAAGTCATTAAGATTCAGTTGGTGCCAAAGACAATTTCAGACAAATCTTACTGGTATGATTCAACTAAGGATAAAGTCTACGAAAAGACAAAGGATGGTGCTATTGGAAAGTATCTTGGCCGATACGATTCGCGCGAGCAGACGCTTGTGAGTTTTCCGGACTCCGATGTAGAATGAGTGATGCGAAGCAATGCCCATGGTGTCAGCGTTGGTGTCTGAAAGACAATGCGTGTGATTATATTTTTGCCTGTGGTCTGGAGACAAAGGGAACTTTTGTAGTAGGCGCAGGATGTGGCCGTTCATGGTGTTGGCGCTGTGGACTCAAATATTGTTCACCCTATTATGACCCAACTACAGGTCAAAGGCTCCCTACGGCTAAAGATAGCCACGGAGACTGTTGTCTTCATGAATCTGGTTTCAAACAGGAGGACTATTGTCCTGGTGGACATAGTGGACATTGTGGGCAACGCTGGTAGAGATTTCTTTTACCATTATAGATGGCTACGAGAAAGTTCAAAGCCTCAGACTATATAGTGGCAATACCCTCCTATAAAAGAGCAGAGACTCTTAAGGAAAAAACACTTGCAACTCTTAAAAAATATAGCATACCCGCTTCAAAAATCTATATTTTTGTAGCTAATAAAGAAGAGGAAATACTTTATAAAGAGACAATTCCTAAAGAACTCTATTTTAAAATAGTTGTAGGTGTAAAGGGTGTCAAAGAAGTGCGAAATTTTATTACTGGTTATTTTCCAAAGGGAAAAGCACTTGTGTGTATGGATGATGATGTAAAGGGTTTTATAGAATATGATGAAAAGCAGAAGCGACATGAAAAACCACTTGTATCTTTAAAAAATGTAATTACTCGTGGATTTACAGAATGTAGAAAACATGGATGTCGTCATTGGGGTATTTACGCTTCTGCAAATGGATTTTTTATGAAACCAACAGTTTCTACAGATTTGAAATTCATTGTAGGGTGTTTCTATGGAATTATAAATCCTGGATTAAAAGAACTTACACTGGCTATCAGTGAAAAAGATGACTATTATCGTTCTCTTCGTATGTATGAGCTTGATAAATGTCTAATTCGCCTAAATTTTATCGCTCCAAAGACTGCTTATTACAAGGAACCAGGCGGAATGCAAGAGGAGACTCAGAGAAAAGAAAAACAGAAAATGGCGGTTCAGTTTTTATTAAAAGAATATCCTGATTGGGTTAAGATGAATCCGAGTCGCAAATCTGGATTTGTAGAGATTCGTTTGAAAGACTCTAAGCATGTCTAACAATACGAATAAGTCCTTGTTCGCACAAAGTTAGAAGTTGATGCCGAGGACCAATCTCTTTTAGTTGAGCACAACTATATCCTAAACTAATTGCCAACCTACAAACTACATCAACTGGTACTTCAATGCCGTTGAGCGCAATCAATGCCATGACAACACAATTCATGCGTATTAGACCATTGCCAGATAGACCAGCCGCACGAAATATTTGATTCAATTGATTCTCATCTTGAAAATCAATTACATTATTGACTACAAATGTATTTGCCCAGTTATCATGCTGGCGCGCTCGCTTCATCTTATCTCCAGGAGCAAAGATTGCATCCATGATTGCTTTATACTTGATACTTTTTTATCAAAGTAAATTCATATTTCAATTTTTTTTTATATCTGAAACACCTAAACCATCCCAACTAAATACACTCACTATGGATTCCATTCGTACTGAGTTTATTACAGAGGCCATTAAGAATAATCAAGTCGTCCGCTTTGCAAAGTTTGGTGATGGTGAGTATGCCTGCTCCCTTGGTCAGCAAGGAGCCAATTGCGATGGCGATGTCTATTTCCCTGAACTGAGTCGAGCCCTCAATGAGGCCTTTCTTATTCTAGCACAGGCTCCCAATACCTACCTAGGTATGTGGCACGACGAGCCTGCCGTTCGATTCTATGAGAAACTTCTAGAGGACCGCACTGGAAAAACACAGGTGCCTTGGGTTGATTATCATCTACTTCTAAGAAGCGCACATCGGCATCGTGCAGATGATTATGAAAGGGCACAGACAAAAGTTATGTACAATTTTGTCGAAGCCATTCGCAACTCCCCTCGCAAAAAAATCTATGTCTGTAATCATAAGAATGCGCGACTTTGCCAAGTGTTCGAAGCAGAGCATGTACAGATTCCTGAAAATTGTTGGGTTTTAAAATATCAGCAAATCTTTGAAGAGATTCTGCGTATAGCTTCACCTGATGCCATTGTTCTGTTTTCAGGAGGTCTCTGTTCAAAAGTCGCAATTGCAGACCTCAGTCGTCATGCTCCTACAGTTACATGTCTTGACATTGGATCTTCTTTTGATTGCTTAGCTCGTGGAGCAGCTTCGCGCTCCTATCAATTTAATTTTTTTGAAGAAGTTGATTATTATAAGGGACTCCTGCCCGTAAACTGGATTCAAACAACCCCTTCACAGTAAAAGAGAATCTCAGATATTTTTATTTTTAATTTTAATTTTATGTTTTCGCTCAGATGTCATCATACCAGTCATTGATGAGACCTGAGACAGGGTCACGTCGCACCTCCAGATTCTTATAGACTGGGCATGGGAAACCAGTCTGGCGCTTCATAGCCTCAAGAACTGCGCTAGTACCGAAGAAGTCATGGCCAATCACCTTACCACGGATGCCGTGGGCTAGAGTACAGCAGAAGACACCCTCCATATCAATGATGTGGCCCTTGTCAAGCACAAGATTGTAGACTGTGCTAATAGGCATCGCCGCATCCCCTACAGTATCCCTGCCCGTCACCCAAGTACCATCCTTGATGTTCATGTAGGGATGATAGGGCGTAAGAAGACAGACGCCCTCCTTTCCCTGAACCCTACTCATCATCTGCATAGGGTTCTTCGAGCCGCACGTGACAAAGACCTCAACCTTTGCCTTACCCTGCATCGTCCAGACAAAGTCACCAGGATGAACCTCTGAAATTGCCTTACGGAAATACACCTGCTGTACAGGGTCCCATGCCATAATCCGCACATGACCTGCGAAACAGCCACCGTTATAGGCCGCCTGAGATGCAGCAGTCATGTAGGCCTGTGTATTCTGACGAACACTTGTAACTTGTGCCAGTGTCATGCCCTGCTTATAGCCACTCGGCTCAGGAGGCACAAGACTGATGAACTTCTCCTCACCATCCGCAACGATGGCCTCAAAGAGTGGATGCTTACCGTGTAGCAGGCTGCCAGGGTCCTTGAAATTTAGACGACAACTGCGCTGTAGAACTGTGCGTAGATAGGAGCGAGAGTAGTGTGCGCCCCATCGCTGCCAGTAGTGTGGAGCCATGCCAATCTGACCTTCACTGGAATCATCTGACTTGACATCCAGAAGAAAGGCCTTCGTCTGAGGGCATGTGCTAGTTGCCATCTTTGCCTCCAGGGTCATAAGAGTATCAGCTGCGATATCAGTCTTGCGTGCCTCTGAAAACTGAATTGCCATCTGGAGCAGGTCTGTGTAGAGCTTACGCGCCTTGACAAAGTCACTTGACATTCCAACAGGAGCCACAGGTGTTCCGCTGTTCGCACTCACCTCGATTGCCGAGCCTGCGAGAACAGGAAAGAAGAAGTCGCGCGGGTGTCCAATGGAAAGGAGACCCGTGTTCATCTTTGTCTCCGTACCGTTCACCTTAATGGAGAGTTCCGCATTGCGGCAGCCAGAGGCGGCGGCCGTTGCGATGAAGTTGATGAAGACTGTACCAACCATGCTGACATCTGGAATGAAGCCAAAGATACCACCGCCCATCTCCGCAAGCTTGATGAGCAGAGCACTATCAAGAGAGTAGCCGAGGCCGAAGGTAGAGAAGTTCCACTGGTTCCGCATGGGGATACGAGACAGGGCTGGAACTGTGCCACTAGGGCTCGGCTTCACTGTCTCTGCTCCGTCCGTCAGTAGCGCAGCAATGATGTTGCGACCTGCCATCTCAGGACGGTTCGCGATGCTCATCATCTCGCGTACGGCTGCCTCGATATTGGTCATAGCATCTGGCTTGATAGTCGCGAGTCGCGCCTTCAGAGTTGCCTTTCCTACAGCGTTCATCTGTGTCGGCTCCATGACAATCTTCGCAGTACTACTGAAAGAGACAAGCGCAATGCTGTCATTCTCCGTCATCATTGCGGATGCCGTGTTGACTGTATGATAGACGAGGTCCATACGAGTGAAGAGTGACTCATTTGACTCAGGGTCTGCAAGTTCAGCCATAGAGCCTGAATTATCAAGACCAAGGATATAGACAGTACCCTGACGCGGGCACATAGGGTCAGATGCAATTTGTACATGAAGAAAGGTCTTACCACTCTCCTCTAGCATATCCGCTGTACAGACTACTGCACCATCCTTGAAAGGCGGTGTCGGATTCTGTGGAGGAGGAGCAGGATTTGCAGCACGGTATGTCTGAATCTCTTCGTAAAGAGCACGATTCAGAATAAAGTGCGGAAGAAGAGGTCCGCGGCATGTTGGACAGGAGTCCTGCGGAGGACGATGCATGTCACGATCGCCGCGCTGCCACTCAACGATAGCACGCTCCTCAAAGATGTGTCCCTGATCGCAACCGATGACAGGGCGTGTCATGATCTCGCCAGTGATGGGGCAGAAGAAGTTGGGATTAATGGATGCCATGGTTGCTTATTGCTTGTACCTTTTTATGGACCAAAAAAAGTTTTCAAATTTTTACACTTCTCTTTCTAACTCCAATTTACCCATAGAAATTCATCTCCAGGCATAAACTCTGTGTCAGGAAAGAAGACCTGTAGCTTTCGAATCACTTCAGGAAGATAAGTGATTGGAATGGGGCCAGGATCATATCGGTTCAGATTACCATTAGGCATACGCTGAATGGGTCCAGAATACTGTCCAATAGGAAAGTGAATCTTCTTCTGACCAAGGGCCGCGTACTTCAAAATACCTTGTCCAACATACTTGATAAAGATATTCGTCTCGTTTTCAATAATGGCATCCGCATAGTCCTTGCCCATCTGGTGAAGAGTTTCACGGGTATACTTTGACATTTCTACTGATTTAAAAAAAATAAGTAAAAGGTTCAAATTTTTAGTGATTATTACGCATGCGCACCTGACATGAGAGCATGAAGCCGCTCACGAACTGTGTTATACATTGGGTCATCCAATTGAAGACGTAGAGCAGCCATGGGTGTCAGAACCTCAACTGGCTTCTCCTGAAGCACCTTAAAGAGTGAAGGTGACCAGCCACTCAGCATGATGACACCTTCTTGGTCGGCGCTTGCATGGAAGTCCTTGTACTCTGCACGAAGGTTCCAGATGACAATGCGAGGCGGCACAAAAGGCTGGCCCCACATATCCTCGCCAGCACGGCGCCACGCCTCGCGAATCATCTCGATATGCGTCTGCCAAGGCGCTGTCTTGACTACATTGCGGTATGAGTGACCCGTCCAGAAACTTGTCTTATCTGAGCCACATGCCTGGTCAAAACCCATGTCAGTGAAGACAATGAGGTCCTTAGGAATCTGCTCAGGACGAAGACGCCGCTCCTTGACATCTACGAGAACAAGATCCATTGCCTTCTGAAAGTCCGTGCTCAGTCCTTGCCCCACACTGCCGAGAGCAGCCACTCGGTCAATAA